CCGAACCTGTGGCACCAAGCTCCGTTAACGCAAGTGTTAACCGGTGGCCTGGGAGAGGGTTTTGGGTTTATTGATGATTTCTTGGCATTTGACGATGCCAGTTATCGCTGGGTGTTAACTAATGCAACCTCTGGTACTGCTGTACTGGACCCTGCCGCCAAGGGTGGCGTCTTGCTGCTGGATTCAGCAGCTACGACGAACAACCAGGGTGTGCAGATCCAATTGGGTGGTGCCGCCGGTGCTTCAAGTTTTATCCCCACTGCTAGCTCAAAGATCTACTTTGAAGCCAGGGTAAAGATCGCTGACATTGGAACCAGCGGCAGTGATACGGGCAACTTGCTTGTCGGTCTTGCTGTGGTTGATACCACGGTCCTTGCATCGGGTGCTAACTCAACGGCGAATCATATCGCTTTTGAGCATCTTGATGATGATGGTGCAGTGGATTTCCATAGTGAGAAGGCTGGTAGTCGAGATTCGTCTACCGGGCTTCATACTCTGACTGATGATGAGTATTTCAAGATCGGTTTCCTTGTGAATGGTACAAGCAAGATTACGCCGTTTGTTAACGGTGTTGCGAAGACTGCTCACACGACTCAGATTCCGATTGTTGCAATGACACCAACTTTAGTTTGTCACTCGGCTGGTACGACTGACCCGATCCTTCATGTGGATTGGGTTGCCTGTATCCAGGCTGAGCAGATTGCGAATTAACCCGTGTCGCCTGGTATGGTGCCGGGTCTCCTTTCCCGGCACCATACCACCTTTTTATGGAGGGGAATGAAATGGAAGAGTTAGCAGAAATTTACGGCGGAGAGATACCGGAGAATATCGTTGAGCTATACGACAAGGTGTTGACCCTTTATCACAAGAAGGCGAATGGGCAGTTGGATCTTCAGCTTGCCTGCCTTGTTGCTGTGCTGGCAGATGAACTGACACCTCCTGTCAAGCCAATCAAGACTGTCAAGAAGACTGAAAGAGCGGTTGTATGAGTTTCGTTCAGAACCAGGCGGTTACTGGTTTTACATTTGCCCTGGTGAACAAGGATACCGGTGCAGCCTTAACAAGTGTTGCGGGTGCTATAACCAAGTACGAGACAATCGATGGTGGCACCCAGGCGACCTTGAGTGGGACCGTTGCCGAAGAGGGCAATGGTCAGTACTCCATAAATCTCACCGCTGCCGAGATGAACGGTTCGGTGATTGGTCTGCTGTTCGCTCATGCGAACAGCATCCCGGTCCAGTTTACGATCAAGACAACCGGCGGTTCTACTGCCAGTACGACCGAGTCTTCCTTATCGCAGACGCTGACAACGCTGCGGAAGGAGGTTGGATGGTACTGGTTGGGTGAAAGAACTGCTGCTAACTGGTCGGCTGATGAGATAACCCAGCTGGATGATATTATCCACGCTGGTCTGCGCCAGTTTTACCACCCACCACCGATTGGTGGTGGGAAGCTGGCCCACAAGTGGAGTTTCCTGGAGCCGACAACTACGCTTACTACCGTTGCGGCTACTGCGGATTATACGCTTCCGGCCAGCTTTGGTGGTATGACAGGACCGTTGACTTACGCAGCTGCCAATAATCGGTGGTATCCGATTGAGATCACCAGTGAGCATCGTATTCGAATGCTGCGTCAACGGGACTTTAACGTGCTTAATACATTCCCACTTTCAGCTGCCGTGCGAGCACGCACGAGCGACGGCAGCGATGGGCAGCGCTTTGAGATCCTGCTTTGGCCGACACCGGATGCAGCTTATACGTTGTCTTATCGATACCATGCACTGCAGATCAAGCTTTCTGCTTCTAATCCTTACCCGCTGGGTGGGGAACCGCATGCAGAGACCATCCTCGAGAGCTGCCTTGCCATAGCAGAGCAGCGCCTTGAGAACCAGGCAGGAATCCACAGCCAGAAGTTCCACGAGCGACTGGCCGCTTCGGTATCCCATGATCGGCAGCAGTTTACGCCGGAGAAGATGGGCTACAACTCGGATAAGTCTGACGGTAATGCACCGGCAGAGAATGAGTACCGCAGGTTTTTCGGGACTGACGTGGACTATGACGGTACGATCTTTTATGACACGAATCCTTAATAGGTGAACTATGAGTACAAGTTTTGCAAATGACTTAGTTGAATCGGTAACGGTTTGCAACGGTGCTGGCAATATTGCCGATGCCACGGCAATCGACTTCCGTGGTTTTCGGTATGGGTATATCTACATGCCTAGTAGTACGAGTGTTGGCACGATTACTTGGTACTCCTCAGAAGATCTCGATGGAACATACGATGTTTGTCATACGGGCAGCGGCAACATCACTTCGACCGTAGCTGCCTCTCGTTCGGTTCCAATGCCGACAAACCTTGTAGGTGCGCGTTTCTTGAAAGCAGTCGGGGACGCCGCTGGTACATGTAAACTTTCACTCCAATCATAGGGAGAACTTGATGTCACATAAGGTCTTACAGGAGATTGCTAGAAGTACTGAACTTGAGATTCTTGATCCCGGTAGCGGTGGAACGATTCCCGTGGATCGTAGCTTTGGTATTTGCAATATTGTTACGGGAGGTGCTGAAGCCCGGAAAATCGCTTCGCCCTTCCGTGCTGGCATCTTTATTACGCTCTGCCTCAAGACGGATGGCGGCGATGCGACCGTTACAGGTTCAGGTTCCGAAATACTCAATTCGGGCTCTGGAACAGATACAACCATTACCATGGGAGATGCCGGGGATGTGGTCACGCTTCTGAGCATCGACAAGGGTGGCAGTATTATCTGGACTCTCATAGCTAACAACGGGGTTGCATTCAGCTAATGCCGAGACGGAAGACAAGGTTTGATATGCCTTGGCCCGTCAATGGCTTGGTGGATGCAGTTGCGTATGAGAACCAGCCGCGTGGGTCGAGCGTAGATTTACAGAACGTACGGGCTTTTGATCCCGGTACGGGCCGTAGTCGCGGTGCGCAAAGAGCAGGGCTTGCCAAGTATTCCAGTGCCAGGGTTGCTGACGACCAGGTACAGGAGATTGGGCATGTGGCTGCTCGTGCAGTCCCCACGGGGCAAACGACGCTAAACCAGCGGACGATTGTTTCTTACGTGATTACCAGTGGCACGGTTGCTACTTTCGATAGCAGCAGTACTACGACCGCTACCGCTGGTGGCAGTGCCTTGAGTACCTCGGCCCCGGTGATCTTCAGTTCACAGCTTGACGGTATCGTGTACTTCGCTGACGGGGCAAATGAGAAGAAGTGGACCGCTTCGACCAACACTGTCTCGGCGTGGGCTGAATCAGCTGGAACGATGCCTGTTAGCAGTGGCAATTATGCTCGACTGATTGAAACCTGGCGTGGGCGTATCGTGCTCAGCGGTGTCAAGGGTGACGAGCATAACTGGTTCATGAGCAAGATGCGTGATCCGAATGATTGGGATTATGCTCCCAGTACGGCAACCGCCGTCCAAGCGGTTGCCGGTAACCAGCAGGATGCAGGTAAGAGTCCTGATATTATCAACGGGATGATTCCTTTCTCTGACGATATCCTGGTGTTCTTGGGTGATCACACGATTTACCAGATGACCGGCGACCCGGCTGAGAGCGGTCGTATTGATGCAATCAGCACTTCGATTGGTGGTGCCTGGGGCAGGGCATGGTGCCTGGCTCCTGACGGAAGTGCTTACTTCTTCGGTTCTCGTGGTGGTGTATATCGCCTGGTTCCCGGCAGTAAACCGCAGAGCATTACACAGGGCTCCGTTGAGGAGCGGCTGGCATCGCTCAACATGACTACTAACCTGATCAGGCTGGCGTGGAATGATCGAGAGAAGGGTGTGAACGTCTTTATCACTGATCTTGGTGGTGGTGCCAGTACGCATTACTTCTATGACACCAGGAACAACAGTTGGTGGTTGGACAAGTTTACTACTGCTGGTCAGAACCCCACTGCTGTGCATGTTTACGACGGGGATGCAGTGGGAGATCGAGCCATCCTGCTTGGTGGGCAGGATGGCTACATCCGCAAGTTCGATCACGATACCCCGGCTGCCAACGATGATGGGACGGCTATTGACGCCTATGCTTACCTTGGACCGATCCAGCTGCAGAACCGTCCCAAGTTGATGTTGACCGAGATGAAGGGTGCCGTGG